AGTACTTACGGCTATCACAAGCAATAACTACTTCACCGTATTCCTTACCGAACTTAACCTTATGACTTCTAATGGTATTAATTACCATATGACGGAGTAAATTTACGTCAAGTTCTACATCGGTTCTATTACCAATCTCAGCCATTAAATTAGAGATAATAGTCTGAGAATAGTCGATAACAATCATTTAATAACTCTCACAATAATACATTCATCGTTGATACGACCAGTTACATCGTACCCCTTGGTTGTGAGATCGGAGAGAAGCTTACGCAACTTCACCTTACTGGCATCTAGTAATACTTTAAGGAACGCTTCCGGGCGACGAATAGAACGACACTCACTCATATCCGGATCATAGTTCTGTAAGGTAGAACCTTTTACCTGAATGCCTTGTACAGAGTCTGAACGATAGGCAGCCAATCTCTTATACTTAACATTATATACCCATACCTGGGAGGCTCCAACCATCTCTGAAGGATTAACTGACTTAATACCCAGTTCAGTATCTTCTTTCTTAAACTTAATCCTAGCTACTTGAACAGCCGGGGGCTTAGCCTTAGTTACTCTAGGTTTACGATTAGCTTTTTTAAACTGCGTATACTTCTCTAGGTCAACAATGAACGCACCAAACATTTTAACTAGATTGGCCTGTTGACGACGACTGATATTCGAATACCCATCCTTGGTGTCTTTATCCGTGGTCTTATAAACTTCGGTAAACTCTGTACCGCGTTTGCGAGCCCACACGTCAATATCTTTACAATAAGGTTTAGGAATAGAGTTAGCCTGAAGATAGTTATAGAGATCAAACTCTTTATCTTCTTTCAGAAAGGCATCTACATGGCCTTCAAGATCACCGATCACCTCTGCAATCTTATCTTGCATATAATCACGCACCGAGGGACGAGGCGTTTTATCTACTACAACTTTAATAACTTGCTTAGTAGTACTAAGATTAGTAATATAACTATCTAAATCTTCATTATGACGTTCCAGTAACGTATTACCGTTTAACACTATACGCGATAACCAGCCATACGTAAGAATAATATTACTATCAGATACACTATCAATATCGACAGCCATACCTTTATGCTTAATATAAGTCTTTAAATATAACCGTGCATCTTTCTTATCTTTATCTTGATTATAAAAATTAAAGGCACGGGATAAAGCAGACTTATAATTAGTTAGTTCCGGAGTAATACCATGAGGTTCCGTTACAGTAATTCTACTCATCGACCTTCCCCTAGGTTAAATCTAATCTCAGTAATAGCATCATAACGGAACGACCGCCATTCTTTCTTATCAATATCATAAACCGGGCAAGTATCTTCACTTACAGTTTTAACTCGATCGGTTTTCTTTTCATAATCTAACGTCTTACCTTCTTGCAAGGTACAGTTCATAATTCGAATAGATCCATCTTTCTTACGAAAATGGATATTAACATAATGCATGCGCAACACCCCACCCAACCATTCACGAAATACTTTACGCTCGTCTTCGTTTGCATTGGTATAGTAAGTAGGTTCGTAAGCGCGAGTTTCAACTTGACTCATAATTAACTTCCAGTTCTTAAAAATAATGTCTTACCATCAGTAGACTTTTGAAAGTCTTCGATAAAGACATGATGCTTATCTTCAGATTCAATTATAGCTTTATCTGCCGCATACCACAAGTCCCACCACTTAAGGTTACCACCTGGTAAAGGAATCGTAATTGCTCGCTCATGACCCCAATGATCTTTATATACAAGGTTTTCAGCCTCTAAGTTAGAAAGATCGTACATACTACTTACTTCATAGATAGACCAAATAGACCTAAAGCTTGCATCGTCTTTAATCTTATCAAAGTAACTAAACTTAACATCAAAATCATCAGTCATATAATCTCCTTAACATACGTTATTATATGCTAAATCCAAGTTACGGTCAAGCGTTACGTAACGGTCTAAGATGTGATTTATTTACTTTACATTGAATCCATGAATTATACCAGGCATTACTGTCCTCTAGAACAGCATGTAACATTTGCTCCTTGGCTTCCAAGTAGTTAGTTACGCCTTTAGATGGGCACAAATGAATTATTGTGCGCTTAAAATTGTGCTCGCCGATGTTTGCGATATCTGTTTTGAGCTCATCAGAAGACGACCAATACGTCTTCCAGTCTGATTCGACTTTGTATGATTTACGTTTCTTATTAACTTGCTTTCGCTTGATAGACCAGAAAAACTTTTTCCCGATGTACTTCCTACCAGATAACAAGTTTTCGATGATGTAAACAAATCCATAATATTCTCCAGGTTCATAATAAGGTTCACCATTGTATAGCCAATCGGTCATTCGTAGTCGTCCGATTCTTCTTCCTCTTCGTTATCAATTTCACCACCACAAAAGGGGCAAAAATTAACTTCATAATAAGACTCATCAAGAGAATGTTTAATTTTAAAATCTGCATCGCAACTGGTGCAGTTATAATGGTTATTGGCCAATTTGTTTTACCTCTACGTTACATTTTTGTAGGAAATTAATACCTTCATCACTACGATATGTATCCCGATAAAATACTGATTTAATTCCTGATTGATATATTAACTTTGCGCATTCCAGGCACGGGGCATGGGTAACAAATAGATCTGCACTATCTGTTGAGTTATTAGAACGGGAAACTTTAGCAATTGCATTTGTTTCTGCATGAAGTACTTCGGGCTTGGACTTCATAAGCACCGTACCAGTAAAGTCGGTATGCTTAATTTCTTCGCATACGTTATCCCAACCAGAAGGCATGCCATTGTAACCAATACCGATAATGGTATTATCTTTTACAATGACACAACCGACCTGGAGTCGCACCGCGGTAGAGAGCTCAGCATAAACCTGAGCTGCCTTCATGTGTGCTATAATGTATTTTTCTTTCAAGCAGCCCTACCCCAGACATCATCCCATGAGCCAGTGTGAGCGGCCTTAGCATAATCGGTTGCTCTATTCTCAAAGAAGTTAGTATGAGTAGGAGCGTTAATCATCTCTTCAACCCAGGGTAATGGGTTACGCTTAACCTTCATAATACCTTTGAGCCCCAGACTAATTAGTCGACGGTCGGTAATGTAACGAATATATTTCTTAACATCAGCCGCATCTAAGTTTTCCATGTGACCTATACTAAATGCCAGATCAATAAACTTGTCTTCGAGTTCAACCATTCGTTCAGCAATTGTATAAAGCTGTCCCTTAAGTTCATCGTTCCATATCTCTGGGTTTTCTTGAATGTAGGTTCTGAATAGCTTTATCATTCCTTCGCAGTGCTGAGTTTCATCAACGATAGACCAGGTAACAATTTGACCCATGCCTTTCATCTTACCATGACGTGGGAAGTTTAACAGCATAATGAATGAACTAAACAATTGCATACCTTCTGTGAAGGCAGAAAAGACAGCAATATGCTTGGCAGTATTTTCTTTTGTAGAGTTTTGATGTGAGATGTCCATAACATAGTCATGCTTCTCTTTCATCTCAGAGTATTCCATGAACTCGTTGTACATCGTTTCTGGAAGACCAATGGTCTCGATAAGATGTGAGTAAGCAGCAATATGAAGAGCCTCGCGAGCAGCAAAGCCAAGCAACATCATTCGAACCTCTGGCTGTGGGAAGTAAGGTAAATAATTATTTACATACCCTCCAGCTACATCGATATCACCTTGCGTAAAAAATCTAAAGATGTTTGTAAGGAACATCTTCTCTTCTTTGGATAACTTACTCTTCCAATCTTTAACGTCTTCAACCATTGGTACTTCGGTATGAAGCCAATGACTCTGTTCATGCTTTAACCATGCATCATAAGCCCACGGGTAGTTAAATGGCTTAAAAGAGTTTCTTTCGTCTGTTAATCTACTACTTAATTTTTTTGTCATTTTAACCCTCGCATGCTAAGCATACGTCTCCGTCTATAATTGCTTTCATATCTAGCTCTTTAATTACTTCTCGCTCGATACGCCTTGAAACTTTATCCGCTTTACCAATCTTTTCACTGCGGCAATAATATAGAGTCTTTAGTCCTGATTTCCATGCTAGAAAGTGTACTGCATGTAGATACTTAATATTAACATCTGGTCTAAAGAATAAGTTAAGGGACTGAGCTTGATCGATGAACTCTTGACGATCGGCAGCGTGTTGGACCAGCCATCTCTGGTCTATTTCCATAGACGTTTTAAATACATCCTTCTGCCATTGATCCATCCATTCCAGGTGTTGTACTGAACCATCATTAGCAATAATAGATGACCAAATATCATTATAGTCATTTTGATTAACTATATCACCTTCACCCGCAAGGTGCTTCTCGATAACTCTATTCAACCATTTATTCTTTGTTAGATGAGACCCCGAAAGAGTGTCTTGGCGATAGGCATTAGCACGGTATGGCTCGATACTAGGAGAAGTATTACCCATGATAATTGAACTAGAAGCATTAGGAGCAATAGCCATAAGGTGGCTAAAGCGCTGCCCTGTCCCCACTGCATCAAGTGCTTCTCCGCGAAGTCTTCCAAGCTGTTGATTAGCTTCATCTAGTTGCTCCCTGATGTGTTTGAAAATCTGTCTATTTCTTCCGACGGCCATAGGTGATTCAAAAGGGATTCCGCATTGTTGGAGATAAGCATGAAAGCCCAGAGCACCGATACCAATAGAGCGCTCGCGTGTGGCAGAGAACCTTGCACGCTCAACGGTGGTAGGAGCATTATCAATAAAATACTGAAGTACATTATCAAGCATTTCTGCAACATCACGAAGGAATAAAGTATCATTTTTCCACGCATCATAGTACTCCAAGTTTAAAGACGACAGGCAACAAACTGCAGTTCTCTCTTTATCTGTAGGTAGAATAATCTCTGAACACAAATTCGATTGACGAATCTTTAACCCGAGCTTCTTTTGAAAC